GGGGAGTGCAGAGGGGAGGCGGGGGGCATCAAGGGGGGCGCCGGGGGGCGGCGCGCTCCCACTCCCTCCCGCATCATTCCCGCTCTCTCCCACATCTTCCCGCATCGCTCCCACATTGCTCCCACGTTTTGACGAATGGGGGCGCTGATCCTTGCGGCGGCGCGGGGACGGGGCGGGTGCATCAAGCGATCCATCCGGCGCCAGGAAGCGCGGGCGGCCGGTCAGCGGGTTCAGCTGGCGCATGGCGTCCAGAACGGCGGACACCTGATCGGTGGAGACGTCGAGAGCCACGGCCAGCTCTTCCGGGTCGGCACCGGCGACGTACTCCCGCCCCAAGGCGGCCTTTTCGATCAATGCCCAGGCCAGCGCCACCACGACGGTACGCGGCGCGTCTGCATGCCGGGCGATTACGCCCCACTTGGGGTCAAGCGGGCTGCACTCAATCATGGTTCGGCGCCCCATTTCCGGTAGCGATGTTGCCGAACTTGGTGAAGGCCGCGTCGAAGGACAGGCGAACCGTCCCGACCGGGCCCTGCCGGTTCTTGGCCAGGATAACTTCGGCGGTCCCCATTACTTCCATCAGGCGGTCGCGCCAGCGGTTGTAGCGGTCATTGAACCTGTCTTCGCTTTCATCGCTGCGCCGCATGGGTTCGGCGCGCTCCAGGTAATACTGTTCGCGGAACACGAACATGACGCTGTCGGCGTCCTGTTCGATGGACCCCGATTCACGCAGATCGGCCATCTGGGGCCGCTTGTCCTCGCGCTGTTCGACGGCGCGCGACAACTGCGACAGGGCGATGATGGGGACGTCCAAATCCTTGGCCAGGGCCTTCAGTCCGCGCGTGATGGCGCTGATTTCCTGGACTCGGTTGTCGCCGCCGCTGTCGCCGCGCATCAGCTGCAGATAGTCGATGACGACCAGCGCCAGCCCATGCTGGCGCTTCAGCCGGCGGGCCCGCGTGCGCACCGCTGACACGGTCAGCGCCGCGCTGTCATCGATGTGCAGGGGAAAGTCACCGATGTTGTGGGCAGCAACGGCCAGCCGGTCGAATTCACCGGCCGAAAGCGGCCCATTGCGGACGCGGTGGACGGCCACTTCCGCCACTTCCGCCAGGATACGGTCGGCCAGCTGGGTGTCCGACATTTCCTGGCTAAAGAACAGCACCGGCCCGCCCAGGGCCTTGTTATGGTAGTTGGCCGCCGCGACGTTGAACGCCACGTTGGTGGCCAGGGCGGTTTTACCCATGCTGGGCCGCCCGGCCAGGATCATCAGGTCCGGCGGCTGCAGTCCGCCCGTGCGGGCGTCCAGTTCGTGCAGGCCGGTGGAGGTTCCCACCAGCCGCCCATCGGCTTTGTAGACCGCCTCGATGCGCGACAGCGCCTGCGTCACCACCGGGCGGAATGCCTTGGGGCCGCCGTCGGTGTGGCCGGTGCTGGCCAGATCGAACAGGCGCGCCTCGGCGGCGGCGACGTGGTCCAGCGCCGTCTTGTCCATGGTCGGCAAATAGGCGTCGTTGACCATGTCTTCGCCCAGCGCGATCAGTTCGCGCCGCAGGTGCAGGTCATGAACAAGACGTCCATAGTCGCCGGCATTGATGACCGACACCACCGAATTGGCCAGCTGCGCCAGATAGCCGGTGCCGCCGATTTCCGCCAACTGATCGTCTGCGGCGAAATAGTCCTTCAGCGTCACAGGGTTGGCGATCTTTCTCTGTTCGATCAGCCGGGCGCAGGCGGCATAGATGCGCCCATGCGCCGGGTCGGCAAAGTGTTCCGGGCGCAGGTATTCCACCACCCGTTCCAGGGCGCGGTTGTTCAGCAGGATGGCGCCCAGCAGCGCCTGTTCTGCTTCGTAATTGTGTGGCGGCACCCGCCCCAACGACTGCTGGTAGGTCACTGAAGCACCATCCGGCCGGAACGGGCCTGTTCATAGGCCGCGCGCTGGGCGGCGGCGATGCGGTCTGCCGCTTCTGAGGGAGCGACACGCCGCGCTAGTTCGGCGCTGTGCCAGTGCTGGCGGCAGATGGACACGACGTCCGGCGACGGGACGCGAAGGAAGCGGAGAGACATTTTTCCCCCTAACGCTAACTTTGTTAGCTGAGCGGATTTCTCAAAACGCTAACGGTGTTTAGAAATTGCCTCTGCAGCAGCGATGCGCTTGCCGATCCAGGCCATGACCGGAACGGCCATGCTGTTGCCCAGCGCCCCGTAGCGGGGGCCATCGGCGGCCGGTTTGCCGCGATGCGGCACCAACGTGTAGTCGTCGGGAAAGCCCTGCAGGCGTTCACATTCGCGCGGCGTCAGGCGGCGGACGGCGGCACGCTCTTGGATGGCAAATGCCACGCCGGGCTGTTGTCCGGCTGAGAGCGTCCCCGTGGTGTTACTATCCCGGTCATAGCCGATGGACGTTTGTTTCCCGCCCGCCTGGGGGTTGAACGCGACAGCGGAGGCAATGAAGGTCTGCGAGGACGGATCAAGTCGTCGGGTCGCCGTCTGGCTCGCCGTCAAGGCGTGGCTTCCGCCGTCAATCCCGACAGGCTGCAGGTATCCCGAGGCGGCGCCATGGGCTCCGGGGTCGAAGCCACCCGTTGAAGCGCGAGCCTCAAGGGTTCCGGCAACTGCCTGCCCCGCTTCTCGGCGCGGCGGAGGATGCCCCTGCAAGCTGTGGCGCTCAAGAAGAACTGCGGCGGCACGGCGCCAGTCTCCAAGATATCCGACAACGAAGACACGACGCCTCCGCTGGGGAACTCCGAAGTATTGAGCGTCCAGCACTCGGTAGGCGAACCCATACCCGAGTTCTGAAAGTCCGGCCAGGAAGCATTGGAAGGCGTGTAACTCTTCTGAAGAGTACTCTTCTTCAGTTTCCACTTCTGCGCCGTCGCATCCCATATCCAGAGGTGACGGCGGCGGACATGGATCGGGAGATGCATGGCTGACACTGGACAGGACGCCATAGACGTTTTCCCAGACCAGCCAGCGGGGGTGCAAACGATCAGCCAGGCGCAGATATTCGAGGGCCAGGTTACCACGGTCGTCGTCCAGGCCGCCTCTAAGTCCGGCGACGCTGAACGACTGACAGGGGGTTCCGCCGACAAGGAGGTCAATAGCTGCATAATCGCTCGCCTGGATGGTGGTGAAATTCCCGTGCAGCGGAGTGTCGGGGTAATGGTGGGACAGCACGGCGCGCGGAAACGGCGCGACCTCGGAATAAAACGAGGCCTTCCAGCCAAGTCCACGCCACGCCACCGTGGCCGCCTCGATGCCGGAACAAACAGACCCGTACATCATCGCGCCACCCTCCGCTGGACCTCGGCGACGCCCGGATAGGCGATGCGGACCAGTCCGCGTTCGGTGGCGACGTCGTTGGCGGCGGTGACGACCTGCGCGGTGGAGGCCGGGCGGCCGTCCAGGCGCCAGCCGCCGGTGATTTCCACCAGCCTCTTTCCCAGCAGTTGCCGGGCGCGGATCAGCGGGTTTCCCGCGACGATGGGCGCGGTCATTGCGCACCCCCGGACAATTGGCGGGGCAGTGCAGGGGCGGCGGTGGCGGCGCCGGACGCAGTGATCGTCACCACCCGGTGGCAGCGGCCTCTCTGGACAGAAATCAGGCCCAGCCCCTCCAGGTGCGACACCATGGTGGACGCCGTATTCGGACTGGCGTAGCCCAAGCGTTCGGAGATTTCCTTGTTTGACGGGCAAGCACTGCCAGCGGAGGCGGCGGCGGCCAGCAGGTCATAGGTCCGCTTTTCGTTGGGCTTTAGCCCGTCGCGATCCGTCGGGGCGCGGTCGCTGGACGGACGACGCGTGGACTTTCCGGTATCGCGGATGGTGACCACCGGCAGGCGTCCGACGGCGCTGTCCATTTCGATCCATCCGGCATCACGCAACCCGCGCAACATCCGCAAGGCGGTGCGAGCATCGGGCAGGTTCAGGCGGTCGGCGATATCCTGACCTGATGGGCAGGCCGCTCCCGCCTCGGCGGCTTCGGCCAGGATGCGCAGCAGATCGCCGGGGATTCCCGGCGGCGTCATCAGCGCCAGACGCGGCTTCACCTTGCCAGCCGGATAGACGACGTGTCCGGTAATGCGGTTCATCGGCGGGCCTCCCCTTCCAGACCTTCCAGGGCCATGTCTAGGGCCGCCAGACGTTCCATGGCTTCGCGCACTTCGACGCGCAGTTGCAGGCGCTTGGATTCATCCGCGGTGACGATGCCGTCATCGGCCAGCGCTTCCGACAGGCGTGAAATGGTGTCCCCGCATTCCTTCGACACCGCGCCCAGGTGGCGCAGCCAGTCGCGGCCTCCGACCACGTCTGGCTTCTTCACCAGCACATGGCCGGTCAAGCTGGCCAGGGTGCGGGTCACCACTGGGTTTCCCGCCTCGCGCTCCAGATCGGCGACCACATCCACCGGCATGAAATTGGGGTCGTTGACGTTCTGGTATCGTCCCAGCGTCTGATAGCTGACGTTGGTGCAGGTGGCCGCGCCCTCCAAGCCGCCCAGCGACTTGGACAGCACGCGCGACGCCGCCTTCAGGCCCAGATAGGCCGATTGCGGCAGGGTGCGGGCATCGGTGGTCATGCGAAATTCCCCTGGTGATTCGCGCAGACGGTGAACCCGCAATGCGCGAAAGTGACGACATGAAAACGCTGCTGGACAATCCGCCCCCGCTGGGGCACCTCGACCGCGCCGAATGGAACCGTCGCCTGGATCAGGCCCTGTCCCAAGACGCTGCCCGCGTCGCCGCCATGGCCCGCCAAGCCGGGGACGAATCCCGAAGCCGAGGCGACATGAGGGCAGCAGCGGTGGCTGACGCAGTGGCGGGGGGTGCGCGCAAGGTTGCGCGGGCGGGAAGGGGGTAGCGCCATGTCAGGCAGCCTCCCCACCCGTAGACAGATGGAAGAAGTCAGCAGGTCCGAGGTTGATTCCACGGCTGCGCGCCGCCAAGATAAGCGGTTCCTGGCGATCCTGCGGCACGACGCCGCCGGTTCCGCCCCGGTCCTTCGGATAGGTCCATCGGTAAACCGATATCAGGCTTATCCCAAGCCAACCTGAAACGACCTTGTGGCCGCCGCATTTGGCGATGACGTGGGTAGCGACGTTCTTCATGCCCTGGACTTTACGAAAATCGTAAACCCAAGGCAAGAGGGTGATTTACGAAATTAGTAAAGGACGGCGGCATGTTCGCCCTAGATAATGCCGGAATGACGAACGACTGGATTGAGCGCCGTCTTGCCGATATCGGTAAGAACAAGATCGGCCTAGCGGCTGCGCTAGGCGTCCAGGCCCCGCGCGTCACCGAAATCCTGAAAGGCACCCGTGCCATTCACATCAAGGAACTTGCTCCGCTCGCGCGGTTTCTGGAGATGGACGGCGGCGCCCTGGTGCTGGCCTTGACCGGCGAGCAATTGCCGGTGGCGCCCTTGGCGGAACACCAGATCGTGGTCAAGGGGGCGGTCCAGGCCGGGCATTGGGTCGAAGCGGCAGAGTGGCATTCCGACGATCAGCATACCGTCCCGATCCCCGATGATCCCAGGTTCCCCGGCATCCAGCGCTTTGGCCTGTTGGTGCGCGGGCCAAGTATGAACAGGGTTTACCCGGAAGGGACCATCCTGGTCTGCGTCCACCGTAACGACTGGATGCGTCTCCCCGCCCCTGGACAACGCGTCATCGTAGAGCGTCACAAGCGTGACGGCCTTGTTGAAGCGACGGTCAAGGAATTGCGGGAAGATTCGGGAAAATTGTGGTTGTGGCCTAATTCCACCCACCCCGAGCATCAGGCGCCCATTCCGCTGGACGACGAACTTACGGACAGCGTCGAAATCACCGCCGTGGTGATTGGCAGCTATCGCGCTGAGTAAGCATCATATGCTCCAGCTCGCGCAATAGCGTCTGGGCAAGCCGCGCCTCAAGACTTCTTGGCGCACCTGCTTCCGCTATGAACTCGTTCAGAAGCTTCGCCTTGGCGATTACATCGGCAAGGCCATGAGCGGCGCCGTCAGCGATTTTATCGTGAATAGCGCAGATCGCTTCACCGTTCGCGGAAACGTCTGTCACACTACCGTTAATGAGAAGTGACCGCTTGCGGTACAAATCCATTAAATGGCAACCGGATCGAAGCTGAAGCACGCAATTGTTAACATTGCCCGTGTGCGCATCTTCTTTGTGCTGAAAGTATTCGCCATTTGATGGCGCTATTTTCTCTTGCATCTACACCACCCACCAGCAACGCTTACCTTGCCGTGGCCCGGCAAGGCGATGACGGTTCTGCCGTACAGAGTGTGACGACTCTGTGGTCTGAGGGGTGGTGACGCATCCCCAGACCCTCGCCTGTTAGGAGAGGGTTCTTGAACGCTAGTGCGTTCGGCGGTTGCATGCAACACCTGCCACATCCTGACATTAGTATGCATTAGGGAAACTGCGTATTTTTCCTACGATGAGCGATTTACGAAAAACGTAAATATCCAATTGACCTTGAACTTACGATATGCGTAAATCCGACCGTCAGCCAAGCGCTGATTTCCATTTCGATGGAGGGACGGATGGTTAAGAAGGTCACCCTGGGAACGCTGCGCAAGTCGCAGTTCCCGCTGCGCTTCGAAGAATACGGGCGCATCTACGACAAGCTGGCTGACGCTGCCGAGGGCTTCGCCGATCTTGGCTATGACGATCTGGCCAAGGAAATGGACGCGGTGCGCGGCCGTCTGGTCCATGCGTGGGACGCCATTGTCGCCGCCGAGCGGGAGGGGCGCTGATGAACCGCCACCCTAAGCCGCCGTCGGTCAGCCTGATCCGCACGCGCATCCCCCATCCGGGTCTGGTGACCATCAGCGCCCCGGCCGGGTTGTTCCGCGCCATCGGTCTGCCCGCGCGTCACGCCGACCACCTGCCGCACATCGTCACCGTGATGCGCAGCGAGGGTGACCGCGTCGTCGCCCAACTGACCGCCGAGGTGATGGCGCAATCCATCGTCGCCGAGGTGCGTCGCACCGGAGGCTTCTGCGACCACGCGGCGCTTCGCCGCCGGGGATGGACGCAGCGCGTCATCGACCGTCTGGGCAGCTTGGCCCGTGACCTGGCGGGCCCCCGTGTCGCCGCCGTCAACAAGGACGCCGCGTGATGCATGGGGCCGCCCCCATTGCTGCCCCGGCCAGCATCGACTGGATGTTGCGCACGCGCACCCAGGCCCAGGTGATGGCCGATGCCGCGCAGCCTGCCCCGACCCTGGAAGACATCGCCTGGGACCATCTGGCCCTGTTACAGATGCTGGCCCAGGCCACGGAGCAACCGACGGCGTTCTGCACCCAGATCGCGCGCGTCAGCCGTGCGCTTGGTATTGGGGGATGCCAATGACCGTCGCGTACTGCCTCGACAGGTTGCGCGACGCCACCGGCATCAGCAACGCCGGTCCCGGCGCTGTCGCCTTCGCCAAGGCACAGATTGCCGCCGGGCGGTCGCTTTTGACCCGGCGCCAGCCCAATGGCCGCGAAACCCACTTCGTGGACCTGCATGGACAACCGGTACTGGCGGTGTGGGATTCCCGCGCCGAACTGGTGGTGACCTTCCTGCCCGTCCGTATCGACCCCGCCCGCCTGCAGGCCTTCGTCTCCGGCATGCTGGCCAGCCGCAAGAGGTGCGCCATGACCACCAGTCCCCGCCGCCCCGCCGCCGATACCCAGGCCGAACACGACCGGCTGGTCGAACAGGCCCGCACGGAGGGTGGGTGGGCCGGGCAGATGATCGCCGCCTGGGCTGGAATCTGCGCCCGTAATGGCGGCCTGACCACCGACTGCCCGTTTACCGCTGACGAACCCGACCTGTCCCGCCGATGGCATGACGCCTACGGCCAGGGCGCTGCCACCGCCATCCCCACGGCCGAAATCGTCCCTTTGACCAAGGAGACGGAATGGGCGCCCAAGCCCGGAACCACCCATGCGGCGCTGTGCGCGCCCCAGGACTGAGGACCACCCGCCATGAAACACAGCCTTGCCTACCTTGCCGGTGTCGGCGCCGCCGCCCTGGGCCTGGATATCCACGATGTGCCCGTGAAGTGCAGCGATTACGACGCCTACGGCGACGCGCTGAACGGCCTGCGTTCCGCCCCCCCCATGGTCGATGAAGAGGGAAAGACTGTGGACGAAGTCTCCAGCGACCTCGCCGACATGGTCAGCGACATCGAAAAGGCGTCGAAGCTGCTGGCTGACGTGCTGGCCGCCGACGAAGACTGCGACATCATCGCCCTGGCTGAAATGGCGGCGGCGCGCATCGCTGCACAGGCGACAGCCACCGCTGCGGAGTAGATTCCATGCGCTTCATCGCCGAGAAGGCCCCACTGGCCGGGGCGCTGGCCGCCGCCGCCAAGATCGCCGACCGCACGTCGCCCAACCTGGTGGTGACCCATGTGCTGCTGTCGCTCAAGGGCGACCGTCTGAACATCACCGCCACCAACTACGACATGGAAATCCGCACCACAATTCCGGTGCAGGGCCATGCCGACGGCGCCATCTGCCTGCCCAGCCACAAGCTGGCCGACATCGTCAAGGCCGCCCCCGACGGCGCCCAGGTCGAAGTTTCTCCCAACGGTGATAGTGGGCAGTTCACCATCAAGTTCAGCCGCTCGCGTTACCAATTGCCCAGTCTCAAGGCCGACCAGTTCCCGGCCATGGCGCTGCAGGAAGACGCGGGCATCAAGTTCAGCCTGTCGGAACCGGCGCTGAAGCGGCTGCTGAACGTCACTGCCCCGTTCATCCTGCCCAAGGACCCAGCGAAGTATTACCTGACCGGCGTTTATATGCACCGTCTGGAAGCGGAACTGGTGACGGTCGGATGCGATGGGCATCGCCTGGGACGCGCCGGTATCGCCGCTCCCGACGGTGCCGACGGCGACGTTCTGGCTGGTCCCGGCATCATCATCCCCGACTTCGCGGTGAAGATGCTGCTGAACATGGTCGGCGGCGACGTCACCCTACAGGTCACCGAAACCCTGATGGGCGCCAGCTGGGCCGACACCACGCTGACCACCAAACTGGTCGATGGCGCCTATCTCGATTACCGGGTCTTCCTGGGATACGAAGCCAACTGCGACGTCACTGTCGAGGCCGACGCCAAGACCATCCGGTCGGTCGCGTCCCGCGTTGCCCTGGCCACCAGCGATAAAAGCAAGCAGGTTCGGCTGTCCGTCGCCGATGATGGCACCATCACCTTCACCGCGACCGGAGAGAACGGCGAGAACGGCGAAGAGGAAATGGCGGCCAGCACCACCCAGTCCATCGTCGTCGGATTCAACTCCCGGTACCTGACCGACGCCATGTCGGTGTGCGGCGACGACCGCATCACCATCAAGCTGAAATCCACCGAAGACGGCGGCCCCACCATGCACGCCACCTTCATCGGCCCGGCTGGCGACGATGCCGTCCGTCTGGTCGTCATGCCCATGCTGACGCAGTGAGAAACGCCATGACCGCCCAGCCCTGGATTCAGACTCATTCCGGCCGCCCGTTCCCGCTGATGACACCGGTGCCTGACGACGTGGATTTCCGCGTCATGGCCGTGTCGCTGGGCCGCCTGTGCCGCTTCGGCGGCCACTGCGCGGCCTTCTACAGCGTGGCCCAACATAGCGTCCTGACCGCGCAGGTGATGGAGCAGGCGATCCGCAGTACGCGTGAACTGGCCTTGCTGCTGTCAGCGGTGCCGCCGTCCAGGCAATGCGACGTCCATAGCCTGGGGCGCCGTGCCGAACTGGACGACGAAACCCAGCGCCGTCTGCTGCTGGCCGCGCTGCTGCACGATGGGCACGAGGCCTATATCGGAGATATCACCACGCCGGTGGCGCAGGCGCTGGCCCGCTGCTGCGGCCAGGATCACGTCCGCGACCTGAAGATGCGCGCTGACAGCGCCATCATGGCGGCTGCGGGCCTGCCGTGGCCGCTGCCCGCGCCGTGGACTGCCGCCATCAAGGCCGCCGATCTGATCATGCTGGCCACCGAACGCCGCGACCTGATGGCCGAAGGCCCCGAGTGGTCGCAGGCCATGCCGGACTGCGCCCCCTTCGCCATCAAGCCGGACCCGGAACACCTGGCCACCGACACCTTCCTGCAGCGCCTGAACGGTCTGCTGTCGGGGGCAGGGCTCTGACCATGGAACACCATAACGCAAATTTCACGGCGTTTGTTATGGCCCAGCAGGTGGGTGATCAGGCTGCTGAACTTCTCAGATTTGCTGAAGAACGCGGCTGGGAAATCACCACGACATTTGCAGCCCTACGTTGTGCTGCCAACACCATCAGAAACACCCTGGCTCTGGCCACGATGTTCCAGAAGCCTGACGAGGATGAGGAATGATCATGGACGACAATATCACCACCGCCCTTCCTGCCATCGGCGCCGCGCTGGACGGCGGATTCTTCGCCGGAACCTTCCTTCTCGACGGGCGCGTGTACGGCCTGATCGTGGCGCCCAAGGCTGAAGGAGAAACCGAAGCGGTGTGGCGCACCAAGGGCAAGGACAAGAACCCGGCCCGCAGCCTGCGCGATGGCCTCGCCAATTCCGAGGCCATCAACGATTCCAGCCACCCGGCCACGCAGTTCTGCCGCTCGCTGACCATCGGCGGATTCACCGATTGGTATCTGCCCAGCCGCCATGAGGCCGCCCTGCTGGCCGAAAACCTGATGCCGGGTGACGAATTCGTGCCTGAGCAAACCACGGCCGAAGCATTCAAAGAAGGCGGCCCCGAAGCCTTCGAACGTGTCGGGTACTGGACCAGCACCGAACTGGAGGCCGGCTACGCCTGGGTCCAGTACTTCAGCGACGGCTACCAGCTCAACCTCGACAAGGGCTGGAGCCGCCGCGTCCGGGCCGTCCGCAAATTTCCCCTTTAGTCATTCATCCTTTACCCGGCCGCTCCGGCGGCCGGGGCCGCGACATTTCCAACCGGGAGACCTGACATGACCCACGTTGCGACCACCACGCTGCCCGAAATCGGCGCGCCCTATGGCGGCGGATTCTTCGCCGGCATCTACCTGGAAAATGGCGTGTTGCACGCCCTGATCGTCGCCCCCAAGGCGGAAGGCGAAGCCGAAGACCTGGAGTGGGGCCCCAGCGGCGATACCGCTGCGCGCTCGCTGATCGATGGTCTGGCCAACAGCAACGCCATCAACGATGACGATCATCCGGCCGCCCAATTCTGCCGTGACCTGCGCATCGGCGGTTTCGACGACTGGCACCTGCCGGCGCTGGACCAGATGTCCGTGCTGCGCGCCAACCTGACGCCCGAAGATGACCACGTCCCCACGCAGACCACCGCCGATGCGTTCAAGCTGGGCGGTCCCGAGGCGTTCTCCATCAACGACTCCTACTGGACCAGCACCGAATGGGGCAACGGCTTCGCCTGGGTCCAGCTCTTCGCCAGCGGCTACCAGGGCTACGACGACAAGGGCTGGAGCCGCCGCGTCCGGGCCGTCCGCAAATCGCCCCTTTAACCCTTAATCCCTTACCAGGCCGCTTCGGCGGCCTGGGCACGGCCTGAGGAGATTTTGCATGGCGCGCGCCACTGATCTGCCGATTTACCGGACGGCATACGACCTGCTGCAGCTTCTCGCGAAGCTGACGCAGCAGTACCCGCGCGGCTATCGCCAGGGACTGGCGCGCGAGGTCTTCGCCGAGGCCCAGGCGGTGGTGGCCGGAATCTTCCGGGCCAACACCACCAAGGACAAGGCGCCGGTGCTGGAGCAACTGCGCGAGCGTCTGGAGACGCTGAAGCTGCTGCTGCGACTGTCCAAGGACCTTCACCTGATTTCCCCAGGCCAATTCGGGGCCACGGTAGAACTAACCGACGCCATCGGCAAACAAGCGTCGGGATGGCTCAACTATGCGAGGAGTCGCGCCTGATGCACGTAGGTCACGGCCTGCGCGCCCGAGCGCATGATTTGGTCGGGGTAGCGGCGGCGTTGATGCCGCTGGTCGTCGCTCCAGGCGCCATGGTGGATACGGCGGGCCTGCTCCCCCGCGCGTCCCGGCGCAGCTTGGCCGCCGTCGATGCCTTGCGGCAATCGGCGGCCCGGCCTGTAAACCCCCGTCTGTCCGGCTACGCCTGGGTCCAGAACTTCAACAACGGCAACCAGAACAACAACGACAAGGGCTGGAGCCGCCGCGTCCGGGCCGTCCGCAAATGATCCACCGCACGCCATCAGAAATCACCGTGGCCCAACTTTTCGAGGCCTATTACGACTGTCGGCGGAACAAGCGCACCACGCGCTCGGCGCTGGCCTTCGAACTCAACCTGGAAGCCAACCTGCTTTCACTGTTTGACGAGTTGCACGCAGGAACATGGATGCCGGCGCCGACTACCGTCTTTGCCATCACTAGGCCCAAGCCGCGCGAGGTGTGGGCGGCGGCATTTCGCGACCGTATTGTCCACCACCTGGTCTACCGCGCCATCGCGCCCCTGTTCGAACCGTCGTTCATCGCCGGTTCCTGCGCCTGCATTCCGGGGCGCGGTACGCTTTACGGCGCCCAGCGCCTGCAGCGCCACCTGCTGAGTGCAACCGAAAACTGGACCAAGCCGGCCTTCGTGCTGAAAGCGGACATCGCCAACTTCTTCGGCTCGATCCGCCACGCCGACCTGTTCGCCATGATCGCCCGTCGGGTCAAGGACCCCACCATGCTGGACCTGTGCCGCAAGCTGGTGTTTCAGGACGTGCGCCAGGGTGCAGTCCTTCGCGGCGCCGCCTACCACATGGCGCTGGTGCCGAAGCACAAGAGCCTGTTCCACGCACCAGCGGGTGTCGGCTTACCCATCGGCAACCTGTCCAGCCAGTTCTTCGCCAACGTCTACCTGGACGGCCTGGACCAGATGGTCAAGCGGCGCCTCGGGATGCGCCATTACGTCCGCTACGTGGACGACATGGTGCTGGTGCACTCCGAACCCATGGCGCTGTTGGAAGCGGCGGATGCCATCCGCCAGCACCTTGCTGGAATCGGCCTGGCTTTGGCCGAATGGAAGACGTTCGTCGCCCCGGCCGCCAATGGAACCGACTTTGTCGGCCAAGTAATCCGCCCACATCGCTGCGCCGGGCGCGCGAAGACCTATCGCACCGCACTGCGCCGGCTGTCAGAGGCTGACATCACCAGCCTGCCGGCGCGCTGCAACAGCTATCTGGGACTGTACCGGCATGCCGGGAATCGCGCCCAGACCACCGCCCTTTGCCGCGTTGCCTACCAGCGCGGCCTGAAGCTGGACCGCGACCTGACCAAGGTCGTCACCAAGAAACTGAAAGGATCATCGGCACATGGCCGGAAGCGTCAATAAAGTCATCCTGGCGGGAAACCTGGGCCGCGACCCGGAAGTCCGCACCAGCCAGGACGGCAGCAAGATCGTCAACCTGAACGTGGCCACCTCGGAATCTTGGAAGGACCGCAGCAGCGGAGAACGCCGGGAAAAGACCGAGTGGCACCGGGTGGTGATCTTCAACCCCAATCTGGCCGACGTGGCCGAACGGTTCCTGCGCAAGGGCAGCAGCGTCTATGTGGAA